TACAATCCTGACTTTATACTACCCAACGGCGTATACCTAGAGACTAAAGGTTTCTGGGACGCTGCCGACAGACGCAAGATACTAGCTGTCGTGCGAGACAATCCAGATATAGACTTGCGTATGGTATTTCAAGCTCCGTTCAATAAGATCAGCAAGAAATCCAAAACAACATATGCCCAATGGTGTGAAAAGCACGGCATCAAGTGGGCAGCAGTACACGCAATCCCCATAGATTGGTTAACATGAACACAGAATCAGAATTTGTGGCACATGAACCATGTCCTAACTGTGGCTCGTCAGATGCTAACTCACGTTACTCTGACGGACACACGTTCTGTTTCTCATGCCACACTTATGTACCGGCGGATGGGGACAATCCACCACTACAAATGAATACAAATGAAAGAGTACAATTCCTCGGATCAGCTGAACAGCTGCACAAACGGAGAATCAGTGAAGCCACCAACCAGTTCTACCGTATCTACAGATATGGTAACACACTCCGCTTCCCATACTATAATGATGGCGGCCAAGTTGTTGGATTCAAAATTAAATCAAAGAAAAAAGAATTTCACTACGAAGGTCAAGGAACAGATCAGCTCTTTGGACAGCATCTTTTCCCCACCTCCGGAAAGAGAATTGTAATTACAGAAGGAGAATTAGATGCCGCCAGTTGTTACGAGGTTATGTCAGGTTGGCCGATGGTCAGCCTACCTCATGGTGCGGCAAGTGCCAAGAAAGACCTCCAAAAAGCAATCCCATTCTTACAGGGATACCAAGAGATCGTCCTCTTCTTCGACAACGATGAAGCAGGGCGTACGGCCACTGAACTTGCCTCGGGAATACTCCCCTCCGGCAGGGTTAAGGTTGCTCGACTCGAAAATTACAAAGATGCTTCAGATGCTCTCCAAGCTGGGGATACTGACAGCATCAGAAAAGCCATCTGGGACGCCAAGCCATACAGACCAGACGGAATCATAGATGGTAAGAGTCTATATGATGTAGTTACTGCACCAACAGAGGAAGCAGTATGGGAGTATCCATTCAAGGGTATGAACGACAAGCTACATGGCATAAGATATGGCGAACTTATAACTATCACTGCTGGTACAGGTAGTGGTAAGACATCATTTGTAAGAGAGATAGCATCCAAGCTCTGCGAAAAGGGAGAGACTGTTGGTATACTAGAGCTCGAAGCAAACAACAAACGTACAGCACTCGGACTTATGTCTGCTGCTGTAGGTAAAGCACTCCACATTGGAGAACATGAAGAAAAAGAATTAAAGGAGGCATTTGATGCAACGCTTGCTAATTGGAACGTATATCTTTTTGATGGCTTTGGCAGTTTTGACCCGGATGTTATTTACAACAGGATCGAATACCTTGCCAGTGGATTGGAATGTCGTGTTATATTCCTAGACCACTTGAGCATCTTGCTGTCAGGACTTGACGGCGATGAAAGACGTATGATTGACTCTACGATGACTAGACTTAGAAGTCTTGTCGAACGTACAGGCATCACATTATATTTAGTATCACACTTAAGGAGAAGCAACAGTGACAGTAATTCGCACGAGGAGGGAGGACGTGTATCCCTCGGACAACTACGAGGCTCTCATTCGATCTCTCAAATCAGCGATACAGTCATCGCTCTGGAGAGAGACCAACAAAGCGAAGATTCTAACAACATTACAACTGTTAGAGTTCTTAAGAACAGATATTCGGGAGAAGTTGGCGTCGCAACGAGATTGACCTACGACCTATCCACTACTAACTTTTATGAAACTACGACCAAGGATGAACCAGAGTTTGACCCAACCGTCGACTTCTAGGCTAATCAAACCTAACCCACCCACTAGGAGACAGATTGACAGAGCACAATTCAAAGACAAAACCTATCACCCTCCTGTTCGATCTAGAAACAACGCCACTAACGGCAAGAAATAAAGAGATCCACTGCTTAGTCACGATGGACTATGAGACAGGAGAGATCACAAGATATAACGACACAGGAATGACAGACCCTATAATCAGAGGAGTTCAGTATCTAGAAGCCGCTGATACTATTATAGGACATAACATCATTGGCTTTGACTTGCCAGTGATAAAACATATCTACCCTTTCTTTGAACCAAAGGGTGTGATTGTAGATACACTAATACTATCAAGGCTATACCACGCTGACATGCTGAATACAGACAGAAATGCACAGCACAAAGGTATGCCTACCAAACTGTATGGTCGCCACTCTTTGGAGTCATACGGCTACAGGTTGGGAGAATACAAGGGGAACTTTGGAGAGACTTCCGACTGGCTGGAATGGAGCAAGGAGATGGAGGACTATTGCGAACAAGACGTTATTGTTACAAATAAATTATGCCAACATTTCCACCCTTACCTGATTGGGTCCAACTAGAACATCAGGTTGCACACATACTACAAAAACAAGAAGAACATGGATGGTATTTCGACCAACGAGCCGCATACGACCTCGAATCAACTCTGCGAAGAGAAATGGAAGAAGCTACAGAAATATTACGCAGAAAGTTCGGGTTCGTTGCTGGAGCAGTGTTTACACCTAAGCGAAATAACAGGACACAAGGGTACGTACAAGGATGCCCATTTACAAAACTTAAACAACTTAACCCAACATCAAGAGACCACATAGCATGGATACTGAAGACCCACGAGAACTGGACACCGACACAACTCACCGCCACAGGCAAAGCAGTCGTAGACGAGACAGTATTGAAAGATATTGGGTCGGAAACAGCCCTCTTGTTTCTGAGATGTCTCGATATTACCAAGAAATTGGGGATGATCTCGGAAGGCGTGAACGCATGGAACAAGCTTGTTACGACGTGTAACAGGATACACCACCACTGTTCTGTCGCCACCAACACATTTCGATGTGCACACAGAAAACCAAACCTCGCACAAGTACCAAGTGATGAACGATTTAGAAAATTATTTACGGCTACACCTACTAAAGTTCTGGTCTCTGCCGATCTTAGTGGTATTGAGCTCAGGATGCTCGCCCACTACCTCGCCAGATACGATAAAGGACGTTATGCTAGAATCCTTACAACAGGAGATATACACGCCACAAACGCCGAAAGGATTGGCATTACCAGAAGACAAGTTAAAACCGTTACTTACGCCTTCCTTTACGGTGCCGGAAACATTAAACTAGGGAGGAGCTTTGATAAGTTACTATCCGAAGAAGCCGCTGCACGAAAGGGAGCCGATATACGTAAAGCTTATGTTGCTGCCATTCCGGGTCTTGCGGAGCTGCTACAGGCTTGTCAGAAATGTAGTCAGAGAGGTTATGCGAATGCCATCGACGGTCGTCGTATCGGCGTTGACAAAGGGCATAAGTTTCTCAACTACCTCCTACAGGGATCAGCAGCGACAATCGCCAAAAGATGGATGGTCACCATAAATGAGTGCCTACCACCTGACGGACACCAGCTGTCGTTCATACATGACGAACTAAACTATGAATGTTATAGGCGTGATTGTGAACAACTTGCAAAATGGCTAGAGCTTGCAGCCAAAATGGCAGGCGAATATTACAACCTAAGATGCCCTATCGCAGCAGAAGCTAAGATTGGACAAACTTGGGCTGACGTACACTAAACCACCATGAATTTACTAATAGATGCAGACTTCATAGTATATAAATGCTGTGCAGCCTGTGAAACAGAGATAGACTACGGGGAAGACGTTATATTTGTTACATCGAACTTTTCAGACGCATATAATGCTGTAAAACGTGAAATACAACATATACAAGACGTATTTGGCTCATTCAGTAAGCCTATACTCTTTTTTAGCGACTCTAAAAATTTTAGGAAAAAAATTTCCCCAGATTACAAAGGGCATCGAAATAGAAAAAAGCCCTGCGGTTACAAACGTGTCATACGGAACCTTAAAATTGAGTATGACGTTTGCATCATGCCGGAACTGGAAGCCGATGATGCTATGGGCATTTATGCCACCAAACTTACAGGGAATATCATTGTTTCTCCTGACAAAGACATGAGACAGATCCCCGGTAAGTTATACAATTTAGAAGACACTACCTACATCACACCAGAAGAGGGTGCTAGATGGCATCTGATTCAGACACTGGCAGGCGATCAGACAGATGGTTACAGTGGTGTGCCCGGTATTGGTGTGAAGAGAGCAGAGACTCTGTTCAACAAAGAGGGTTACAGTTGGCAAACAGTTATAAAAGCATTTGAAGACAAAGGATTGACTGAAGAAGATGCTTTGCTCAATGCTAGACTTGCCAGAATACTTACAGATGAGGACTATGATTCCAAAGAAAAACAACCCAAACTCTGGACGCCCGAAGCTTCCTATACCATTAACGATGGAACAGGACTTCAAGATGCGAGTTATTGAAGATAATTTACGCAAGCATTATGACAGAAAGGAAGATGTGATTACACTCTTCCTAGCATTACAGCGACAGAACTTCGCATTAGGTAATGCACTAAAAAACTTTATGGAAAACAGTATTATTATTTAAAATGTCTGAACTTATCTCCCGTACTGGCAGAGTACAGTCTTGGATCGACGATCCGCAATCAAGACTGCCTGTGTCATGCACGACCTTCGTTGTTGAAGACAGCATGGAAGGTCCAAACGGCATTGAAGCTAGTTGGAGATTCGCAAGCCACGCACTACGTTATGGTGCAGGCTGTGCAATCCACCTGTCTAAGCTAAGACCAGCCGGACACGAAAATGACAAAGGACTTGTGGCTACCGGCCCAGTCAGCTTTGGTAAAATATATTCAGCTCTAAATGAAACCTTGAGAAGAGGTGGAGCTTACAAAAATGGTGCTATTGTATTGCACCTCGACCTATGCCACCCAGATGCGGTGGACTTTATTACAGCTTCCAGATCAGAACTGCCTTGGGTCAAGCGTTGCATCGACATCGACGATGACATGTGGAAGTTTGCAGAACAAGACGTTAAGGACGCTTTACTTTATGGAATCAAATCAGGAGACATCTGGCTCAACAAAATCAAATACACCGAATCCGGGGAGCGTATCTATGGGAACGTCTGTCTTGAGGTATACTTGCCCTCACGTGGGACTTGCTTGTTACAGCATGTCAATCTCGGTGCCTGTACACTCGACAACCTACAAGAGGCTTTCGTTACAGGCATGTCCGAGTTGTGTGATCTCCATGGGAGGACAGGTGTTGGAGAATCTGGAGAATACCTTACCCCAGAAGTTGACAGACAAGTGGGGCTTGGAGTGCTCGGTCTTGCCAACTTCCTCAGAAGATACAACATCACGTACGAGGACTTCGGAGAGGCACTCCGCTTGGTAAACCTTGGCCACTCCGCAAACAATGAAGCAGGCTGTGCAGCAGTCGCTTTAGATATAGCAATCTTTGAGGCAGCTCAGATTGCAAGAGAAAACAATATGGTAAGGGCGTTCGCTATTGCACCCACTGCCAGTTGCAGCTATCGCAGTAAAGACCTAGACGGCTTTACATGCACACCCGAGATAGCACCACCAATAGCTAGAATGGTTGACAGAGACTCCGGCGAGTTCGGAGTAGATAGAGTCAACTATGGTAACGTTGAGATAGCAAGTGAAGTAGGATGGGACGCATACAAGCGTGTAGCAGACGAAATCATGACGATGCTCGATAGGACAGGATTGCTTCATGGCTACAGCTTCAACAGTTGGAGTGATGTAGTTTTATACAGTGAAGCATTTATAGAGGAGTGGCTTGCAAGTCCACAAACCTCTTTGTACTACAGCCTTCAGGTAATGGGAGACGTTCAGGATAAGTCTGATGCTTACGCAGCGTTAGGTGATACTGACGTACAAGATTACTGGCAAGCATTGTAGAATTAGAAAAGATTACAAATGAAATTACATGTGACTGCCAACAATGAACCCCTACATAAAATTACAAAACAGAAAAAGAACATGGACACCAGTCCAACCTACAAAAGGAGTATTGAAAGAAGGTGCTGAAGAAACCATCAAACGTGCACTCGCAATACGTCATATGGAGCTACCAGTTGGAGAATTTATTTCTCAAGGTCTGGAGAAAGAAGTCCCGGAAGCAGCGAGGACACTTCTTGAGTCAAACGTACAAGACGAGATTAAACATGATCTCGCTTTGGGCTTCATTGTTGACGCCCATGGGGCTGATTCCCAAGCTGAACTGGAAGCAAAGAGGTTAAGAGATGCTTGGATTGCACACCCTGACCACACTATTACCAAAGCTCTCGTTGCAGAGCGAGCTATATTTTTTGTTCTATTACCTATGTTTCGCTTTCTTGGTGACGCTGCTCTCAGAACAGTATCAGCTGATATATCCAGAGATGAACAAATACACGTTGCGACAAATAGCCTCGTATGTGCTGAGTTGGGTCTTGTTCCTAGCTCTTCTTTGGATAAGCTTCGGAAGGCAACTATACATTGGGTACTACAACCCCTAAGAGAGAACCACACTGATAAATATTTAGCGAAAAAATTTTGGCTGGATGCGAGCGATCAGTTAATGTATCAGGGCAAAGCCCCACAGTTTTCTGACACAAAAGCAGCTCGTATGCCAGCGTTCTTTGAACATGCAAACACAAATCTCCCCCAATACGCTTAACTTTCATTCAGAAAAGTTAGAGAAATTGGTAGAGGATCTGGAAGCCAAGTTCGCTTGGCATCCCGTCCACCCCAAGGAGGACTTAGCCTCCATCATGTACCGTTCTGGTCAACAGGATGTGGTACAGTATATAAAATCTATAGTAGAAGAAATCTAATGTGTGTATTCGGAGGGGGC